TATATACCACACATCTTTATATATACCACACATCTTTATATATACCACACATCTTTATATATACCACACATCTTTATATATACCACACATCTTTATATACGCATAAATATTAGATTGCATTAGATTACATTAGATTACATTAGATTACATTAGATTACATTAGATTACATTAGATTACATTAGATTACATTAGATTACATTAGATTACATTAGAAAAAATTGAAAAAATTGAAAAAATTGAAAAAATACCTTTTTAATAAAAAAATTGTCAAATGGACAAAATCAACCAGTTAACAAATATGCTAGATGACATTAATCTCAGAGAAGACTCGCAATTTGTTATTGATAATTACGTTTCGTATACACAAAATCAAATGAAAACTATTAAAAAAATAGAGATAAATTTTTATCAATTATGGTCTTTATTAGGCGAATTACCTATTTTAAGAAAAGGTAAATCAAAATACGAATGGAGATTTATACGAAAAGACATACCAAATGTTATTTTTACTATTCATGATTACAATAATAAAAATAATTTTTTAAATACAAAAGTTTGGTATCTTGGATCAACCACACAATGTAAACAACACAATCAAGAATTTACAGATACTTTTTTAGATGGTATCATATGTTACAATACTTATTATCACCAATGTATCGAAACACGTAATTTTACTAGTGAAAATCATATTATTCACAATAATTTACAAAAAATAAAACGTGAACTACTCGAATATAGAGACCTGATCAAAAATATTTAATAAAAAATATTTGATAATATATATACAACAAAGAGAGTGTCTATTTATCCGTCTATTTTATTACACCATATATTTATAGCTTCAACATAACTTGTCTCTTGTTTTCCAATTTTTTTATTTATCTCGTTATGCAAATCAACTGTCCAATAAAAAAGTACATTTGATTCATTTAAATCCAAGATATCAATATTTGATAATTTTTTAATAAAATGATCTTTGCAACTATTACAAGGTATACTATTTGCTAACATTTTTATGTTGTTTTTTATAGGTTCTTGAATTCTAAAATTTGTTTCCGACGAATCAAAATCACAAATAGATATAGTATGCAAAAAACCCCATAAATATTTACCCCAATGTTCTTTTTGACGTAATCTTACCATTTTATAATACACTTTTAAAAAAAATTTACGCTTTAGCGATTTAAACACCAATCACTTTTATCGTCCATACAATTCAAATCTTGCTGATCTATTAATCCCAGCAGAACCACAACAGTTAAATATATCACCTGCACTATACGAAAGACCTTTAAGTCCTATACCAACCACTACATCAGAACTAACATACTCGTTGGTTTCATTATTATATACAAATCCCCATCGAACTGGTAGATTACCACCTGCATTAAACCCATGGAAATATGAACCACCTTGAGATGAACACCACGAACCGAATCCATTGTATCTAAATGGATTGTTTATACCATATGGTTGGTGAACACTTGAAGTATTTTGATGTGGACCTCTGGGTGTATTAAACCCTGTAAATGGTGTAATTCTTGTTGTTTCATTCCAATTATTCACCATCCACGTCCATCCATCACTCACAAATATACTACCACCATTTTGACCATATGGATTTGTATAACTAGTTGATGGAATATCTGGCCAGATTGCTAAAACATCTTTTACTGTAGTGTAATTGAAGGTATCATATTTTGCATCTGCATCACTACGCGTTGTATCACCTGCATTTAACGTGTTTTTTGCTGTCCAGTAATTTGAACTGTATTGAAATGTATTTCCTCTTGTACCTTTCATCAACATCATCCAACCACCTCCATCGTAACAGTCATTCATTAAACAATGTACCGGTGTACTAATGCCATTTACTAAAATATAATATACACCATCTTTGTTGGTATTTGTAAGGTCCTTGATAATCTTGGCACTTTCTTGTGGAAAGGCTGAATCTAGACCAGTTCCAGAGAAAAAGTAACCTTGTCCGTTGTAAGTTTGTGTTCCACCAGGTGGTGTAAAACTAAATTGTAAATCACTACCCCCAGTACCTTGCGTATATTGAATTCTTATTGGATAATAAGTACCCACAAGCAAAGTTACAGTACAAGTTGTAGCAGTTGTTCCACTAGCATTTGTAATATTTGTATTGCTTGTAGTGTATCCAATTAATGCATTCGAACCTATCCACATATAAGTTCCATCATCTGAAACTAAACTAAACGTATAACTACCAGAAACAGTCGCTCTAAAATATCCAAATATTTCAATTGAATAATTATTTTGAGAATTATATATACCACTTGTAACACGAGTCATATTTGTTGTATCTATACAACGTCCTATATTTCTATAGGTATTTGTTGTATAAAAAGATACTACACGACCATCATGCCCATCAAAATATTTCCATGTCAAACCATCTAATAAACCCTTAGGAGTAGCTGGTGTGATAGAAGTATTCATTGATATTGGTGTAAACAAACTTAAATTTAGTATATTCACACAATTACTATTACCTGTTAAACTACCAGGATTACCAATTGCCATAGTTATTAATCTAAAATAACTGTATTTATTCACAACATTACTTCCATTACATACAAAATACTTGTCAGCAGCAATCCAATCACCTACACCAGTCGCAGTATGTAAAAGATACCAAGTACTTCCGTCGTTACTTCCAGCCATAATAAAATTTCTTGGTGATCTAATACCAGCAAAATCTTGTCTAGGATAAATACTAAAACTGGACAATTGTAAAGCATTAGGTGCCTGCAATTGAAGCCAATCTCCAGAATAACTTGTTCCAGAAACACTTGTAGTAATAGCACCGTTATATAGACCATTTGAAGTAGTATAATTTAATCCAGTATGCCACATTGTATCATTTGCAAGATTTTTAATTGAGTCATTAAATGCATAAGATGGTGCATAAGCAATGGCATTACTATAAACAGTACTCGCAGATGCAATGTAATTTCCACTTACTATACTATTTCCAGGTATACTTACAGGAGCAATAGTCATTTCTAATTGACGGATGCTACTATAAAAATTTTGTGTTGTATTATATACTTCAAACCCCCAAGTATTACCAGGTGCATTACCCCAATTTGGATCAGAATATTGTAAAATTTGTGTTTCATTAAAAAACATTGTCCAAGTATTTGTTGCAGATTTGTTATAAACTACACGAATATCATTCCAAGTACTATTGTTCCAATTTGTTGCTGAAGCAACAGCGTTTTGTACATTATTTGTACTTATTCTTATACCTTGATAAGGAGTTCTTTCAAATAAATATTGAACAACATATCCACCACCTCCAAAGTATAATTTTACATACTCACCACCACTAGTCAAATTACCATGAAGCTGAAATGAAAGTGTAAACGAACTATAATTAGTAAGCGCTTGACTAATATTACAATAAGTAGTTGTATTAAAAACAGTACCATCACTTAAGATTAATTGTTTTAATGGATCTGCTTCACTTAAATAGGGAGTAAATGTACCAGAAGTAATACCATAACTCATTAAATTATACCAATTCTTCGTATTTACTGTAGTAAATGTAACTGGATTGTCTGCTGTTAATGGAGCTGGAGGAAATTTCATTAAATTAAAATTACTTGCATTTGTATACAATTTCCATTGATTTAATATCCACCAATCACACCCCACAATACCAGATGTACTTGTTACAATCAATCGGAAATACCTGTAAGCAATCGGTGAACCGGTTACTACAAATGTTTGTGTTGTACCATAAGTGAAGCTGGCATTTGTATTATTGTATATATTTGTCCAAGTACTATTGTCATTACTTGCAGCAATCAAGAAACTTTTTGCCCAATAACTTTCAGTTGGCCACCAAAAGTTTAAAGAAAATGAATAAAGCACAATAGGATTTGGTATTTGTATTTGTATCCATTCTCCACTTTGAGAAACACTAGATACAGTAGTACTTGTAGGACCAGTATAAACACCTGTACTAATATTATACCCAGGTGATTGCGCACCTGGACTCCAAATGTTTCCATAACTTCCGTAACTGTTATCAAATACTGTATATCTAGGTCCCATATCAAGGTGAGAGTGTGTATTACTAGAAGTAACAGTATAAGTACCATCGTAAATAGAATTTCCAGCAAATGTAGTAGTATCTGCTGTCATAGAGTAAGGTGGAACTGCTATAACATTTGCATTTACAGTATTCATTTGAGTAAATAGGTCCCAAGCTGTTATATCTATCACTGGACCACCTGGTCCCTGTGCTCCTCCTGAAGAAGGATTACTTATTTTTGTTGTAATTAATCTAAAATAGCTGTATTTATTAGTATTACCAGCATTACAAGTAAAATATTGCATAGCTGAAGTAAATTCTGCTCCTGACGTGCTATGTACCAATTGCCAAGTACTACCGTCATTACTACCAACTACATAAAATGTATTTGGTGTTCTCCAAAGAAACAATAATTGATCTTGTCTACCCATTAAACCGAATGAATTTAAAGAAACAGCATTTGGAACTTGAATTTGCAACCATTCTCCAGTATAATTTGTAGTTATATTATTAACCAAATTTGTTACTGCAGTACTTACACCACCTGTATATACACCAGAATCATTATAATTAACTAATTCACCCCAATAAGTACTTGTATTATTATCAAATGCAGAATAAGGATTTATACCGGTATTAGAACCACTTGCCGTTGCAGTATAATTTCCATCTAATACGCCAGTGCCTGTAAATGTAGTTGAAGCTGCTGTCATTGCTCCAGGTGGGAATTTAACGTTGTTTTGAGCATTAACTGTAGTATTGACACTGTTAACAAAAGGTGTATAACTTAATTCAACACGACGAATCCACATATTCATTCCAGAAGTTGTTGTTCGTGCGCCTATACCCCAAAAGTCACCAGCAATATTTGATACCCAATTTGTATTATTTGGATCGTTATAAGTAAGGACATCAATGCTAGCTACATTTACTGTCCAAGTATTTCTAGTAGATCTATTGTAAACGATAGTTATAGGTACATATGCATTGACAATAACAGTTTGAAGAGGAGAATAAGCCAACTGTTGTCCTTGATCATTAAAAAGATAAATACCCTTTGTTCCAGTAATTTGAAAGTAAATGTAATAACTAGAATTTGCAGAGGTACCAACTGTACCAGTTGGAACAGTAGTTGTGGAACTGGTGGCTCCACAATAAAAATAATAACCATGATCTGTAGGCGTATCAATATATGCTAAAAATGAACACGTAAAACTATTGTAATTTTGTATCTTTGTAGAATTAAATATTGTATTACTAATATTTTCTGTACGATTTATCAACTGATAATAAACATCAGCGCCAGTTAGACCAGAATCAATTGTAAATGAACCTGTTTTATAAATATTCATAAATGAATACCAATTAGACATATTGACAAGATAATTTGTTGGGGTATTGTAATTCATTATTTCTTGACCAGCTTGACCGATATAATTATATACATTACTTATTTCATCAGCTTGTAAAGCATAATCAAACACACGAATATCTGCAATATAACCATTAAATGGTTTTGAGTCATCTCCTGATTTACCTATAATAATTCTATTTGTATTATATATTACAGTTGATACACTTTGAATAAGTGAACCATCAAGATAATATGCTGCAGTTGTTGGTGTAACCACAAATACAATGTGATACCAAGTATTTAATGCAATAGTTGAATTTGTAAATACTGTATAACCAGTACCGTTATGATGAGCTGCAGCAATAGTTGTTCCGGAATTAATAATATCAATTTGTATACCCAAACCTACGAGATCAGCACTACAAAGTGCTCCGAGTGACATACTTGCCGCACCAGAACTATTAATATTGTAAAACCAAAATCCAAAGGTTAAGGGGTAATTGGGTACATCTTGAATGTCGAGATAACTACTTGTATCTCTTCCACCAAAGTGCATTGCTTGTCCATTACGATACCCTTGTGAAAGTACACTACCAAAACGAACAACTTTGTTATTGTAATCTGGTAAAGTACTTGGCATAGTACTTGTTGTACAATTCATCAAGTGATTTGAAACTGATGCAACTTGAGTGTCTGTAAGATACCTATCATATACATATAATCCAACAGTGTTTATACTTGAATAGCCATCGGTACTTGAACTTGTATTATACTCGCGTCCTATATAAGTATTTAATACTGTTCTATCAGTCATAGCTTGACCAACAGTTCCAGTAACTAACGATACACCATTTTTCAAAATTTCCACCAATCTACTAGAAGCAGTATGTCTAAATGTCCATACAGCATATTCTTCTTGAACTATAGCACCTGAACCTGTTACTATACTATAATCTGTCGCGCCATTAGTAAATCCAAATGTTAGAGTTGTACCGTTACTCACTCTAGATACTACTATATTATCCCAATTGCTACTAGTTCCAAAAAATAAAAGACGTTCAAAATTATTTGGAGATCCAGTAAATGCACCATACCAAACAGCTGTAAACCCACCGTTTGTATTACTATTAAATGTTTTACTACCAGCATTTAGATATTGACTACTAGACCTAGTAAATGAAACATAAGGTGGAATTGTAATTGTTGTTGTACCACTTATTGCAGCATTTATAACTGGACTGTTGTAACCAGTAAAACCATTCCAACTAGTAACAAGTCCACCAGGAGACATATTTGCCAACATTTGAGTATCAAGTGCTACAACAGCACCATCAACAATACTGCCAATGTCCTTTGGTACGTCTTTTATTTGCAATACTGGTCGACTTCGATAAGCTTTACGCGTAATTGCGTTTGGTGTGAAATACAACATTGATTCTTTTGCGGTAAGTGTATTTCTGAAAACGATGATTTCGTTGATATTTCCTGTAAATGGTGAAACGCTTGGGCTGTCAACAACCGCACCAATTGTAAAATTTGAATTTGTAAAATTTGAAGCACTTGGATTATTTGTTGTTCCTGTGTAAATTGTTCCATTATCATTAATAACAACATTACCTGTATTTAAATTATGATTACACATCATAACACATTTTCTATTTACAAATTGAGTATAAGGTACAATAGATATAGCACCATCACCCAACCCAGCAAAACCATAAGAATTGCTGAGACAATAAAGAGCATATCCTGCATTGGTTATACCCCATGAACCCATTTGAATAATACTTTGATTATTATTTCCATCAATTCTACCATTATAAATACAAGTATAATTTTTTAACCCATTTGTCAATGGCAAATTCGTTGTTCCACTATATAAACATTGACTACCATCGTATTTTATATTAATGTCTGTTGGATTTCCTGTACAAGCCATTCGGTCTGCGTCACTTAATGCCGAACCAAAAATAAATACGGAACTCATTTGACCATTAAGATATTCACTGCTAAATTGAAAAAGAGTTTGTTGTGCAGCAACTGTTGTACCACCTGTTCGACTACTATTTGTAGTTGTCAATACATTATTAATATACCCATTTTGAACTGTACCATTATATGTAACTGTTACAGTATTACCAGTAACTCTTTGAGAAGATGTACCAATAAAAAAATCATTGTTCCACCAATAATTAACATAACCATAAGACGGATCGGTTCTTACAACATTAGTTTGATTATTACCTGGAAGGCCTGCACCTATAAAAGCACCATTGTTACTACGAATAGTCCCATGTTTAATTACAAACGAATAAGGTGCATTTAGTGTACCTGTTGGTACTGTTCCAGATGGCATATTAAGAAATAAAGAAGAACTATTTAAAGAATCAATGACCTTGAGTGTTCCATTATATTCTGGTTGAAAAGCGGTTGTCGATTGTGTAGCGTGAAAATTATTTCCACTTTGGTCATACCAAGTATCAACATAAGCTGTACTTGTAGATATCCAAGAAGTAAAGGTATTTCCAGAGGAATCTGTTAAATTACCATAAACATCGGCATAGAAATCACTTGTAGCATTATCCGAACTACGTCTTAATTTTATTGTTGCGCCAGTATAAGTAGAATTTGCTCGATAAAGAGTATAAACACCTCTTGCAGAACTTTTAGCTGAAACGTTGTCCAATATAGGAGTACCAATCTTGGGTTGTTGTGCACTAGTTGTATTTATAACATCTCGACCATTATTACTTTGGTCATACCATCTTGTGACGTAACCAATCGAACCTGCGAGCCACCCGAGTAACGTCTGGCCATTACCATGTAAATTTCTTGCTATATTTCCTTTAGAATCAGCATAAAAATCTAAAGTTGCATTATCTAACCCACGTCTTACATTAATTATTGGTCCTAAATAACTTGCATTAAGTAATCGTAATCCAAATGCGGCTGCAGCATTAGTTTGTGAATGTGTACTTAATTTATTGATAAAACATTCTTCTGGATAAAAACTATATGTATTTTTGAATGTAGATAAAGGCATACCTTGTTTTACACTAAGGTCAATGGCTCTTATAGATGCAGAAACTGTATTTGCAGTAGAACCATATAATCCACAGAATGTATTTTGATTGTTTGCAAATGATGTAAACAAGGTGTCGTTATAACTTATCACATCTGTTCCATTGTAATTAACTATCCAAGTATTTGTAGCACTTGGAGTATATGTTATTTTAACAGTTTGCCAAGCTCCAGTTGCAACTGAAGTAGCACTTGTAGCAACAATCGCGTCTGAACCATAATTTGTGTATAATTGAAAAATTGGTGTAGCTGGAGAGATTCTTAATTCAACAGCTCCAGATTGACCACTTAAACCACCATTTGCATCAAAATTTGGATCTGTTACACCAAAATACGCACATATACTATTCATATTAGTGCCTGTGATGTATAATTGAAATGTTAACGTAAATCCATTTGTCTTTGATAGTTGATAATTTGAATAACAATGATGCACATCATTAGCAGAATTTATTAACAGCATCTGCATATTAGGATCTGTACCACTTAAAACCATATTGGTAACATTTTGATTACCAGTAATATTCATTTTGTGGAACCAATTATTTGTATTAACTATGTTAACATTATTCGTGGACATTTATAATATTACCATTGAAAATAAACTTTTAAAAAAAAAATCTTAATCAAAATAATAAATCAGTAACAAAAATAATTTTCGTTTTACATTGAAATCTTTTCAAATTTAAAAAGATTTCAAGTTATATGTTTTGGGTTTTTGGTTTTTGGTAAAGCTATATGTTTTTGATTTTTGGTAAAGCTATATGTTTTTGATTTTTGGTAAAGCTATATGTTTTTGATTTTTGGTAAAGCTTAATTTTCTCTTTCTTGTAATAAATACTGTATAGCAGTTAATAGATATGGTATAATACGTTCATGTTTAATATTTTTATAAACTTCACCAGATTCTATTTGCGTGTATTCAGATACAGCTTCTGGAATTATTTCTTCAATTTCTTGAGCAATAAAACCTATATCACTAGTATTTCTTTTTTGTTCATTAAAAATGTCATCTCGCCAATCGAATTTTACAGCTCTTAATTTAGATACTATATCAAGAGCTTTTAGCGTCTCGATTGTTTGAATATTCTTTTTCAAACGTCTATCTGATAAACTTCCAAATGACACAACATCTCCTGTACATGTTAAATTTCCTGTACTTGTAAATAAAGCTACATTGTTTAAATGTAACATACCAGATGGTGATGTTGTTCCGATACCAACATTTCCTGTACTTGCGATTACCATTCTTTCGAAACCGTTAGCAGTAAATGTAAATTGTCGCGCTTCAAAAGCTAATGGGTATAGTATAGAAGTAGTTCTATCAACAGATTGTATAAATCCCGAGTCTTGTCCATTATTTGTAGAATATCTCATATATAAACCTTTTGTTAGTGTATTATCCCATGTTGAATTGTTTGCTGTAATACCAAAATCATTTCGTACACGTGATGTACCATTTACATCAAGATTATATGATGGTAATGTTAAACCTATACCAACATTTCCTGCTGTAGTAAAAATATTTCCAACGGTATTTGAGTTGTTTGTTGCTGCTAATGCACCAGTAAATCTACCAGAACCATCTACATCTAACATATATCCAGAAATTATACTATTTATCGATACATAACTAGTTGACATAGAAGCGTTTCCAAATATGAATGATCCAAAATTACCAGAATTTGCACAAAATGCCATTGGGAAATTAAGATTTGATGTAATTGTTTGATGAGCAAAATTAGCAGTATTACCTGTTCCTATTGTTAAAGAACTACTGACACGCGATGTACCATTTACATCAAGTTTATATGATGGACTATTTGTACCTATACCGACATTACCAGCATTTGTAATACGCATTCTTTCATTCGATTCAGTAGCGAATCCGACACTACCCCCGTTTGTCCATAAAAGTACATCATTGACATCTGTCAATGTACTAATATTAGCACCTCTCCCCACACCATGTGACGAATTTCCGAAATAAATTTTCCCCTTTTGGAACGCGCCGTCTCTTATATGAAGAATTGGGTTATTATTTACAATGTCCAAAGTTGATTGTGGTTCGATAGTACCCACACCGACATTTCCTCCTGTAGTAAAAATATTTCCAACGGTATTTGAATTACCAAGTGCTAATAAACTGGATGTAATTCTTGCAGTTCCAATAGTACTTGTTGTAACATTTTCATTAGTTATTTGAGCACTAACTGTTGTAATACCTATGCTTAGATTTAACGTACTGGCACTAATATTTGTATTAACAATATTTGGTATAGTTGCTGTTGTACTTGCCAAATTAGAAGTACTTATAACTGTTGCAACAATATTTGTAATCGTACTATTAGTTGCATTAACACTAGCAGAACTTATACTTGTTGTTGCTAATAAACTAGCAGTTGTAATACTCGATGCATTTAATAAGCCAGCAGAAATATTTGTATCTGTTAAATTGTTTGTTGTAATATTAACCGATGTTAATGTTCCACCTATCATTAAATTGCCTGACAAACTAAGGTTAGCACCTGTAATAGTTGTACCTATCAATGTACCTGCACTTATAACACTACCAATTACGTTAGTAGCAGACAAAGACGCAGAACTTATACTTGTTGTTGCTAATAAACTATCAAATCTACCTGCTCCATTTACATCAAGTTTATACGATGGCGTGCTAGTACCAATACCAACATTACCTCCTGCTAGAATTGCCATCACTTCTGTCGTCACATAACTACTACTATTTAATATTCCTTCGCCTACTTTAAATGAAATTTTACCATTATATCCACGAGTGTTTGTACTTCCACTACCCCCAAATCTACCAATGGGGTTTCCTATTCCTGCTTGTATTATTACATTTCCTCCATACAAATCAACAACTCCATCTCCATTATTACCTCCATCAATTACATCTCCGCTTTTTATTGTTATATCACTTCCATAATGTATTGATCTACCAGGCTGGTGAAACAATGCGAAAGTATTTAGATTAGAACTTTCAATTAACATAGAATTTTGATAAAACTGTAAATTAGATGTTGTTGCCGTAGTAGCACGACTGGCATCTTGAAGTTTAAAATTAATATTAACGTTACCAGTAGTGTTTTGAACACCATTATTACCTAATACTATTGTACTAGCGACAAGAGTACCAGTACTAGTATTACCACTTATTTGAAGACTACTACCTGTAAATACATTACCGCTTATTGTGCTTGCTACAATTAAATTTTCAGATAAACTTAAATTTGCACCAGTAATAGTTGTTGCTGTGAGTGTACTAGAAGAAATATTAGTAGCGGTTACATTTGTCGCAGTTACATTGGCAAGAGCTGATAATCCAGATACAGTCATTGTACCAGTTGTAATATTTGTCGCGGTTACATTGCCAAGAGCAGATAATCCAAGAGCTCTGAGCGTACCAGTACTAATATTTGTTCCTATAATATTTGATATAGTTGCACTTGTAGATACACGAAGAGTCCCGGCAATATCAACCGTTGATGCTGGATCTGTAGTATCAACACCTACGTTTCCATTTTTAAAATAAAAACTTGAATTAATTTGTGAAAGCGATATGGACGCGGCAGTGTTTAAAACCATTTATATAATATATTAATAAAATAAATTTGGCAGAAAAAAGCTTTACTAAAAAATATTAATATAAAATTAAATTAATAATATTAGTATAATCTATATTTTTTTTCTGTAGTAATCTTTTTTAAAAATTCTATTTAAAGTTTTAGTTAATAATTATATTAATGGGTGTAATCGATGAATATTTCGAAATATATACTGAAAAAGTAAAAGAATATGGTCAAAACACTATTTTGCTCTTTCAGATTGGTTCATTCTTTGAAGTGTATGAAATAGATAATTGTAGAGAAAAGATAGGAAATGCTAAAAAAATATCAAAAATTTTAGAATTGAATATGGTAAACAAGTGTGGTGATATTACTAAAAGTTCAAAAACACGACCAAATTTCATAGGTTTTACTATAAGTGTATTAGATAAATATCTTTCAATTTTATTAAGAAATGGGTACACTGTTGTTATTGTAGAACAATTAGAATCAAGTTCTGAAAAAAAGGGGAAGTTGGTCAAACGCGGTATAACAAAAACATATTCACCTTCATTACAACCGACTGATTACACTGTAGAAAATGAATTTTCATCAAATTTAGTTTCAATCCTCTTTAATACAAGTGAACCTAAAGCTAGATCAAATAAGAAAAATGCTTTATTTATTCAAATAATGAATGTATCAGTGTGTTGTATTAATAACAATAATAATACGATAGAAATAATAGAAAATGAATTTTCTTTTTTACAAAATGATATATATACTTTAAATTTAGTATTAGAAAATATATCTAGAATACTTTATAGATGCAATCCAAGAGAGTTATTAATTTCGGGAGGGAATATAAACATTACTAATTATTTTAATGAGAATTATGAAAATGTAAGAATTTTAAGTGATTTACATGTAAATTACGATTTAAATTATAAAAATAAATATTTGAGAAGAGTTTGGGAAAATGTAAATTTTGGGTTAATTGAACCAATTGAATATTTTAATTTAAAAGAACTTTCATTAACAAATTTGGTATATATTCTAAATTTTATTGAAAAACATGATAGTAGTTATATTAAAAATTTAAGTATACCAAAAGTATCTAATGAAAATAATAATTTAATTTTAGAATTAAATACAATTCATCAATTAAACATTGTAGCAAATACTGGTAGTAGCTTATTCGATATTATCGATTATACAAAAACTGCTATTGGTAAAAGGTATCTCAGAAATATATTATGCAAACCATTTAAAGATCCAAATATTATCAATAATAGATATATTATAACTGAACATCTAGGTTTAGTTGAAAATTTAGATTCAATTTTAGATAATATAAATGATATAGAGAAATTACATAGAAAAATGGGTATAGCGCAACTTCATCAAAATGAATTTGTTAAATTAGATAATTCATACCAAAATATATTGAAATTAGCAGAAACATTATTAAAGACACGTGACTTTGATATATTGTTAGATTTTGATTGGAGTACAAATTTAAAAGAATTTGTAGAAAAATATAATAAAACATTTAATTTATCTAAAATGAAATTTTTTAATTTGAATTCAGGTAAAGATCAATTGGAAAATTATTTTAACAAAGGATTCGTTAAAGAATTAGATACTATTCAAAATAAAATTAATACATTAGAAGAAAAAAGAAAAGAACTTTGTTTGAGTTTTGACAATTTAATAAATCCTGAAAGGAAAAGTGACTTTATAAAACTGGTTTATACAGAATTAGAAGGATATTCTTTTACTTGCACAAAGATTAGATACCAATTACTTTTAGAAAAATTGGGTAAAAATAAGGATTGTGGTTTAGGTGTAGGAAGAGTAAGACAAACGTCAAATTCTGTAAAATTTGTACCAGAAGAGCTTGAAAAATTAAGCCATCAAATCATTAATCTTAGAGAATTACTTTCCACTAAAATTACTATAAATTATAAAAATACATTATTAGAATATTATCGGGAATATAATACATTATTCGACCAATTAAAGGAATTTATTCAAGTGATTGATGTATGTAATTCCAATTTAAAATGTTCAAAAAAATTTAATTATACCAAACCACTTTTAGAAGATACCAAACCACTTTTAGAAGATACCAAACCACTTTTAGAAGATACCAAACCACTTTTAGAAGATACCAAACCAAAATACGAGAGTTTTATTGAGATAAAAGGTATCAGACACCCACTTATAGAAAGTATAGGTAAGAAATACATATCAAATGATATTATACTTGACTCTAAAACCAATGGAATTCTTTGTTATGGGTTGAATAGTTCTGGCAAATCAACTTTACTTAGAGCTATTGGTATAAATTTAGTAATGGCACAAGCTGGATTGTTTGTAGCAGCTAAAGAATTCAAGTTTAGTCCATTTGATACTATAATTTCACAAGTAGATTTAACTGATAATATTTTTGCAGGTAAAAGTTCATTTATTTCAGAAATGATGGGATTAAAACGTATACTTCAATGTGCTGGACCTAAAACACTTGTTTTAATGGATGAAGCAACGAAAGGAACTGAAACTAATAGTAGTACAGCATTAGTCAGTTCCATTATTCTAGAATTAATTAAAAAAGATACAAAATTTTTCTTCACCACACACCTTCACCAAATTCCTCAAGTCCAAGATATAATTGATTCGGTACGTGGGGAAAAACTAAAAATATGTCATTTATCAGTCGATATTAAAAATAATAATATTATATATGAAAGGAAATTAAAAGAAGGTCCTGGTAGCGCATTATATGGTATCGAAGTGGCAAAGAGTTTATTAGAAAATAATGAATTAATCCAAAAAGCATTTGAAATAAGAAACAATTTGACAAACACCACAATTAAACCTATCAAGAAAAGTATTTACAATAAGAAAAAAATAGTAGAAAAATGCGAAATATGTTCTAGTACTAAACAACTTGAAACTCATCATATAAACTTTCAATCTACAGCTAATGAAAATGGGTTTTTAGATGACTCACGACATAAAAATCACTTGTCAAATTTATGTTCATTATGTAAAAAATGCCACGACGATGTTACATATAATAGAATGATTATAACTGGATACAAAAGTTCAATAAATGGCGAGTTTTTAGACTATCAAAAATAAAAGTATTAAGTTCAATTTGAAGAAACATGAATGGCGGTAATATCTTTTTTACCTATAGATTCTATCATTTCAACAATAACAACCGTATATTTTTTACTTAGATATTCAGGTATAATTTCATATAATTTATTTTTTTTTATAGTATAAATAGGATTTAACGACCGATTTAATAGTCTTACTTCTATATTTTCACGGTCAATGTGATATAATAAACAACATTTACCCCCATAAGTATCAATGCAATGTTTATCAAATTTATTAGTTTGATAATTAAATTTAGCTAAATTTATACTATATTTACTATTCGCATAACTAATAGTTTCCATAAAGTCACAAATTATTATTATATTTTACTTTAAACATAACATACTTTAAAAAAAAAAAGTAACCAACAATAATAAAAAAAAAGTTTTTTATTAAAAAAGTTTTTTTTATTTGTTACTTGTATAATAAGATTTTAATGAGCCCTATAAACAACGCAACTAAAATGATTGAATCTGAAATTGATATTCAATTATCAAACCCTTATATAATGGCAGTTTTAAAAGTTGGATTGGTATTATTTGCAGCTCAAATTGCCCCCAGAACACCCCCATATATTCAAGATTTTTTTAAAAATACATATGTTAAACTCATTTTGATTTCGTTAATAGTTTATATTAGCGAAAAAGATTTGCAATTAGCATTATTAGTTTCTATTATTTTTGTATTAGGAAGTAATTTGTTATCAGGTAGAGCTTACTTGGAATCATTTCAATCTTTTTCAGAAGGAAAAGAATTTGCCGACTATTCATCAGAATATAAATCTAATGGTAAAATGAAATTATTAGAAAGTACTAGTGATCTCTTTCCTGGTTGTGAAAGTGTAACTATGGCAGAATTACAAACACTATTTAATGGAGATGTTTCTAAATTCTCTAAAGCTGTAAATCATTCATTTTTACAATTAATTTCTAGAGCAAAGGATAAACCATCAAAAGATAGAATTATGGCTATCGGACGCTATGCAGGATTATCTGAAAATATGACTTTTGAAAACCCGGATACAGCTCCTTATTTAGCAACACTTTTAGTTAACTATGGATTTAATATCAATGACAAGTGCCAACCTCCAACCAAAAATTATTGATAAATAATATAAATTGCAAATCGAGTTAATTATATGTAACGTTGAAGATAACGTTGCAGATGAAGATTACCAAGACATTATACAATTTTTTAAAGACTAAATACATGTAATCTAAACTTTTTTAATCGATAAACTGGATAAATATAACGAGCATTATTAAAATAAATCCCAAATACACATATCTTTCTTCATTTAATAAAATAATTTGTAAATATTCTACCCAATTACTTTCTTCTGGTTTTATAAACAAGTCATTTAAAAAACCAATTGTACTTTTTGAAATATTTTCATTTATTTGCTTTATAGAAAAATTGTATATATTATTTTTCTCATAAGCTTTATTTATTATCTCATTTGATTCAAGATCTATCGCTTGCAACTCTCTTATTTTTTGTTCATTAGGTATAAATGGATTTGTTGTTATTTTACTACGTTCTTGTTGTAAAATATTTACTGGATTTTGCACATATCTTCCAACTTCTACATTAGCTGGAGTTATAGTAGAAGTACTCATATATATTATACATTCTATAAAAAATTTTTAAATTTATTTCTTATTACCCAATTTTTTTACAAATATATTATATATTGCGTACAATGTATACAAATCATGTCATTTAAACAAAAGTACCATTGGGGGGCATATCTTTGGTCATTTATTCATATTATAACAATTTCTAATGTAAATAATTTAGAATACAATACTCGTGTAAAAAATATACTCGAATTACTGGCTTGTATAATACCATGTCCTATATGTGCACAAACTTATAAAGAACATTTAATATTATTAAATGAAAAAGATTTATCAAAACCGATGGTTTTATTTTATTGGTCTGTAGATTTACATAATTTAGTTAACTATAAGTTAAATAAAACACAGTTATCCTATGATCAAGCTTTAAAGCTATGGACAACTACTCATCCCATACCCATCTAATTCTGTATTTTTTTCATCTAATTCTGTACTTTTTTCATCTGATTCTGTACTTTTTTCATCTAATTCTGTATTTTTTTCATCTAATTCTGTATTTTTTTCATCTAATTCTGTATTTTTTTCATCTAATTCGAGATGAGAATTACGAAAAGAATTAGATTTACTTCCTGATTGTCGGAACTCTTTATTTGCATTTGGAATATTTGGAATATCTCGAGGACCCGTCGATGTTTTATAAAAACTATATTGATCATTTTGTATATAATTTTGAAAATGCATTAATTTCTTAGAATAATCTTTAATTGTTGTATTAATTTTAAGAATAACAATATCAATTTTAGAAACGATATTAGGATCATTTTGATATGTGAATTTTAAATTTTCAACACCTGTTTTAGCCAATTCTGTTTCTTTTAATAAAAGTCCTATATATTCGCAATTTTTTATATATTCGTCACTTTGATAATACAATTTATTCATAAATTTAGAATTAGTGATATGATTCAAGATATTAATACATTCTGTAATAACACTGTTAATTTCGAAAACAGCTTGTTTTCTAGAATCATTTGTTATAAAACGCTTAACTGATTGATAAAATGCATCATTTTCCAATGAAATAATACCATCAAAGCTACGAGCTATTCTTCCATTTTTCTGTATTTTACTTATTATTTTCAAGTTAATCAAAAGTTTATCAGGTATCATACTTTATTATTATAAAATAAATTCCTTTTTAAACAATAACGAATTAATTTGTACAATTTTAATTAATTTTTGTACAATTTCATTTGAATATCAATTTCATTTTAGTTTATAAATTTTAATTTTTATTAAATGTAAATTAAATGAACGAACGAAAAATTGTAGAATTTAGTAGACCAAGTTGGGATGAATACTTTGTTTCTATTTCGTTATTAACAAAAAATAGAAGTAATTGTATTAAAAGAAAGGTAGGATGTCTTTTAGTAAAAGACAATAGAATTCTTTCGTTAGGTTACAATGGGACTCCTACAAATACAAAGAATTGTTATGAAGGTGGTTGTAAAAGATGCATGGATCAATACAGTAAAAAAGATGAAGAAAATTCTTCTGGAAAGGCTTTAGATTCATGCATGTGTTTGCATGCTGAAGAAAATGCATTATTATTTGTTAATAAAAATGACCTGATAGATTCGACAATGTATGTCACATTGATACCATGTATTAGCTGTGTTAAAAAAATTTTACAATGCAAGATAAAAAGAATTGTTTATATTGAAAATTATTCACATGAAATTGATATACTAAGTAAAAAAATTTTACAAAAGAATAATATTATTATTGATAAATGGGAAGGTGAAGTTTAAAAAATTGAAAAAAGATGTTTGGTAATAATAAAATAGATAGGATAGTACAAATGAATTCTATAAGTAGTGGTGTAAATTTTAAACCATCTACCTCTATTGTAGAATTTGGAGGTACTAAAAATTCATTAGAACAAAAAGTTAATATTTTAAAAAATGATATTGAATATATTATAAAATTAAATAAAGCTCAAATTTCAAATGAAGAACGTAAGGAAAATGTTGATTTAAAACAAAAGAAAATGTTTGAATTAAAAAAATTAAACGAAGACTTGAAATTAATTTACAAAAATGAAAGAATAGAACAATCTAAAAGAAATGAAATACTTTCTATTAAAAAAACAATTGACAATTTGGATTTCAGAGCAGCTAAAAAGAAAAATAATTCAGATGCTATAGACAATGCTAAAAAAGCAAAGGAAAAAAGAGAAATTTTAAGGAACACGTATTTAGAAGCTCAAGAAATTCAAAAAAAATATTTAGAAAAAGATTCTAAAATATTACCGGGAAATCTATTTTTACACGAAGATATAATAAAGAAATATGGTTTGTGTCCTTTTATTAAATTGAAAGATGAAATTGCTGGAATAAATGAAAAAAAAAGATTAGAATGGTTAGAATCAACAGATGATAAAGGAGAATGTTATTATAATTTATACAAAGATTTTTATGAAAATACAATAATAAATTCCTTATTAGAAGAAAAACAGAAAATAGAAGATTCTATTGAAGATTTTATTAAAAAATCATTTTCTAGTTCACAAAATGAAATATACAATGACAGTATTTCTTTGTTAGAAGAATATATTAAATGCGATATTAAATCAAAGCGTATTAAAGAACGTTATAAAAATTTTATAAATAATATGTCTATACTTTACATGGAAACATCATTTCCATTACATAATTACCTTTCTTTTAAACACAACATTCATATTGTAATAAACGATATTAATAAAGGTGTAAAGATTTTAGATAAACAAGAAAAAATGTTCAAAATCTTATCAATAGAGGAATTTGAAAAATCACTAGACGAATTTGATAAAATTAATAAATCTTTGGAGCAAAAAATAAAATTCAATACGAATACAGTTAAAAATATAAGTAATAATTTATACTATTATTTGACAGACAATCAAGAATTTTTAAAAACATTTTCTATAATAGATAAAAAACCAAATGTTAATGTTATTGCGCAAGAAGGTAAATATTTTAAAAGATGGATTTTATTATCAAATTCTGAAAAATTAGAAAGATTTTATAGTTTTTCAGATTTTTTTATAAAAAAAAATGCCGAATCCGAAACTGAAAATAATTTAGTTGAAAAATTATATAATTTATTAAAAAATGATTTTGATGAAAAAAGAATTGTATATCGTGATTATAAATGGAATGTTGGTCTTGGTATTATAGAAAATATAAAAATACTAAGATACAACAAGGATACTAAAGATTTTATTTTAGAATATACAACACCAAAGAAAAAAGAAGTAGTTGTTAAAAAGGTTTCGACAAAAACAATTATAACAAAAAACGTAGAAAAAATAATAAATGAAGAATTGCTTTATTTTATTGTGAAAAAATTAAAGATTGACAAATTAAACGAAGACGTCGTTAACAGTACATTAATTATATGTAACGGTATAAGTGGGGAAATTTATGTAAAAAATAAAGAAGAATTTTTTGATAATATAAAGGAAAAATTATCTGTAAAAAAAATTAATAAAAGAGATAAAGAAATTATTAATAAAACGTATGATAATATTTATGAAATTATTAAGAATAATAAACTAAATTAACAGCGTGAGGTATTTCACGTTTAAAATATTTTTTCAAACTATAATTATATAATAAATATGGGTGCTATTTCATTTTTATTATATAATATGTCTAAACCTCCAATTAATATTGAATTTACAAAATCATTTATGAAAATGAAAAGTAGAGGTGAGGATGATACTCAAGTGTATATAGAAAATACTCCTACTATTAATAATAGTAATATACAACAAATTAGTTCTATTTTAAGTAAAAGAGAAATAAAAGAGTACAAGCAGATAACTTTTAATTATGGATATCATAGAATGAGTATAAATGATATTTCAGAAGATGGGTCTCAACCATTTGAAGATCCTATTTTACATAAAATGAGTGTTTATCCTGAATTAAGATCAAGACCTAAAAGAAAATTATTATGCAATGGAGAAATATACAATTACGCAAACCTTATCGAATCAGAATGCTTTACTGATAAAGATTTGCAATCTGATTCAGATTGTGAAGTTATTTTACCATTGTATATTAAATATGCAGAAATCGAAAAGGATTCTGAAAAGGGACTTTGCGAATGTTTAAAAAGGATAAATGGCGAATATTCTTTTGTATTAACAGAAAATACTACAACTTTTAATTTAAAAAACATTAATATTTTTGTCGTAAGAGATCTCTTTGGTACACGCCCATTATATATGGTTAAACATGTTGCTAAAAATACTTTTAACCAAAATGAAATGTTTTATTTATTTGCAACAGAATTAAAAGGTATTCCCAAAGAATTATTAAAAAATCCTGAATATATTATAACCGAAATCCCACCAGGTTCTTATTGGTCTTTTCAAAAAGCTATTAATGAAAATATAGATTTTACTAAATATTATGATTTGACAGAACATTCAGATATATCAAAATGTGTATTAAACAAACCAGATCCTGACACATTATCTAGCATTTATACAAACATTAATTCTATCTTAACAAAAAGTGTCATTGAAAGATATAACATGTCTGATAAAAAAGTTGGGGTATTATTATCTGGTGGGTTTGATAGTTGTATTATTGTATCTATTTTAGTAAAATACCTATTGACATATCAAGATCACGGTCAAGATGTCTTTACACTTTCAGTATTTACAATAGGAGATTTTGATAATGATGATGTTATTAATGCAAAAAATCATGTCTTGTATTTGGAAACGTGTTTTAATATCAAAATACATCATCATATTGTAAGTATATCCGATTATAATTTAATTTTACCAGAAATACCTAATATTATAGAATCCTTAGAAACATATGATTCCACCACGATTAGAAAAAGTATACCATTGTTTTATTTATTAAAATATATTAAAGAAAAGTGTGATATTAAAGTATTACTTTCAGGTGAAGGTTTAGATGAATGCTGCGGATATAATGAATTGTTTGAATTAAGTGACTATGAATTTAGAGAAAAAAGTATAGAATTACTTTCAAATTTACACAAATACGATTTACTGCGATCAGATAAATTATCTGGATATTTCGGTTTAGAAATGAGATATCCTTTTCTTGATAAAAGTTTTATAGAGTATATATTATCTATTCATCCAAATTTAAAAAGACCTCAAGTATCAGGGTATTCTAAAGATCCAATAGAAAAATACATTATACGTAAATCATTCGATAATGATCATATAGAAAAAAGCATTTTGTGGAATTCTAGAAAAGATATTTCTACAAGTTTTAATACACTTTCTGATTTTTTAACATCTTATTTTAATTCAATAATTTCTGATACTGAATTTTATAATTATACAGAAAATAATACAAGTTTACTCCCTAATACTAATGAAGAAATGTATTACAAAAAAATATTTGATAGTATATATCCCAATATGGAAAATGTAATTAGTATGTATTGGAATTCTTTATTGAAATAAAAAAAAGTCGTTTAAAAGATCTTATTTTTTTATTTAATTTATAATAATGGATAAATTCAATGATTTTTTAACTGTTTTTTTTGTAAATAACAATAACAATAAATCAAATAACAAACCAGATGAAAAATTAAGAGTGAAAAGAGAAAGTGTAAAAAAGGCAAGTGTAAAAAAGGCAAGTGTAAAAAAGGCAAGTTTAAAAAAGGCAAGTTTAAAAAAGGCAAGTTTAAAAAAAGAACATAAAAAGGCAGATAAAAAAAGTAAAGAGTCAGATGAAAAAAGTAAAGAGTCAGATGAAAAAAGTAAAGAGTCAGATATTTTATCTTCTTTAGTTTCAGATTGTTCTTTTTCAAGTTATAGTCATAGTCATAGTCATAGTCATAGTCATAGTCAGTCAAAAATAAACGCAAATGTAGATGAAAATGTAGATAATACATTTATGTTAAAAAAATATATATTGAAACCTTCCGAGTTTTATAAAAAAAATATATTAATAACAAATGATAATAAAAAGGATAATTTTGATATTATCAGTGATATTCTCTATAAATTAAGTCATTTAAAAGACGTCAATAACATATATAGCGATGACATTTATATTTTTACACCAAATGCTAATAGAAAAATGTTTAAACAAATGTTATTAGACAATCCATATTTGTATTTTACAAATTTTTACGTAAAGCAAAAAATTCAAAAGAATTCACCAAATGAAGAAAACAAGAAAACTATATATATCATTGATGCAACTATTTTAGATCAAATTGACGATATTGATAAATTTTTAGATCCCCAAATACATCTTATTTTATTAACTTCTGAAAATGATAAAATTATAAATTTTTACAATAAATTGGGCGATGAACGTATTCTTATTCATAAACAAGATAAATTAAAATCGATTCAAAAAAGATTTTTTAAATATGTTATAAAACAGATAAACGAGGATGTTATTTTTGAAGATTTTTATAATGAAATAAATAATGAAAATATAGATGTAAAATACATTGTTTTAAAGGAAAATGAAATAAGATACAATTGATTAAATTTCATCAACCCAATCGATTTTTTCATCAAATTGTTTTTCAGATTGTTTTTCAAATTCAATATAAAGTACACCATTTATTAATTTATAGTCATTGAAATAATGCTTGATTAATTCGGGTAATTTTACTCTTCTAATAAAATTACCATATCTTGTTTCGCTATAAATTACTTTAGAATTATTTGTATCATTAAATTCTGAACTTCTAATACCTGAAATTAAAACAATTTGTTGTTCTTTAACTTGAATTTTAATAGTACTCTTTTCAACACCTGGTAATTCAACTCTAACATTAAAAAATTTTTCAGTTGAAATCAAATCTACTTTTGGACTATAAATTTTTCTTTGTATATTATTTTCCATTTTTTTAACGTTCTTAACAGTTGTAAATTCTGTTTCATTCATTTTATTTTAACAATTCTTTTTATTTTAATCAATTTTTTTTAACAAAATCTCCATCTATTTCCGCAATTATAACAATAACAGAATTTAGTTGTAGGTTCATCGGCACTTCTGGTTTGACGTTCATTGTATTCTGTTTTATAACTTTTACATTTCCCACATTTAAATAATCCATCTGGTCTTTCTGATACATCTATAATATGTATAACATCTTCGTCGTCTTTTAAAATACTTTTTTTTATTTCATTCCAACGTTCTGGGAAAAGATGTTCGGCATCAAAAGAAGTTAGCTCAAATTCATTACATTCTTTATAAAATAATCTACTCAACAAATCTTTATTCTTTATACAACCATTCGGATTTAAATTATCATATACTAACATTGATCTATTTATATATACATTCTTAAAAACTTCATTCCAAGTTTCATTTAGATCAACTCTTTTATATAATGTTAACGAATGATTAAAAATACCTCTTTCCATATTTAATGTCATCTTTTTTATTTCTATATCACTTAAACTTGTCTCTTTTTTATTATTTTCAGAACGCGAAAACGCGTTCTCTTTGATTAATTTGTAAAATTTCTCATATACTCTTTTTCTTTTAGGATGAATCGGTATCAAATTATCTAACGTTTCATCTAATATTTTGTTATTTTTGTTATTTTTGTTATTTTTGTCATTTTTGTCAATGTCAATGTCAATTTCAATTTCAATGTCATTTGACATTTGGTTTTAATAATAATAAAAATATTTGTTTTCAAATATTTTTTATTTTTTTATTTTTTTATTTTTTTAAATTTAAAAACAAAGTTTTTTATCATTGAAAATGTCAGAAAGAATTTTTGAAATTAAAACTTTAAAAAGCGTAATTATTAAAAATTTATTTGAAGTTATTAAACCTTATATAAAAGAAACTAATATTTTAATAAATAAAGATTGTATAAAGATTTCAACATTAGATGTTTCAAAAGTATCCTTGACATATATTAAATTAGATGCAAATAAATTTGAAAGTTATAAATGTGACAAACCTGTTATTTTAGGAATTGATACAAATACATTTTTTAAAACAATTAAATCTGCAAATAGAAGAGAAACTATTACTTTATATATGAACAAAGGCGAAGAAGACAAACTCGGTATTGAATTAGCAGATCCTTTTATGGGTAAAGTAAAGGATTACAAGATCCCATTACTTTCTTTAGATGATAAAGTTATTAATGTATCTGATATCATCTTTGATTATGTTATTAATATGCCTTCAATTCAATTTCAACAAATTATTAAAGATATTCAATTATTGGAAGGAAAGGTAGTTGAAATTAAAAGTATAGGAAAACAACTTATTTTTAGTTGCGATGATGGACTTGCAGAATTTAAAACTGCTATTAGCGAAATAGATGACAATTTAAACAAAGATCAAAAAACTCTTTTACAACAAAATGGTGAAGATATACGTTCTATTAAATTTGAAAAAACAAATGACAAAATTGTACAAGGAAAATTTAAATTAAGTCATCTTATGAATTTTATTAAAGCATCTCATTTATGTGAAAATATGAATATTTTAATTACTAATGATAAACCATTAATTTTAGAATATTTCGTTGCAGATCTAGGTATACTCCGTTTTTTACTTGTAAGTCATATGGAGTAACTCTTTATTTTAGCTTAATATATAAATCAATGAATATATATTAAATTAAAGTATTTACTTTAACAAGCCAAATGATGAAAATATTATAAATGTTAAGCTATCTTTTTTTAATTGGTTTTTTAACGTATCTGAAAATATTCTTAAAAAAGTATATTTGTTTAAAAACAACATTTATAATATTATTATAATTTAATATGCAGGAAAATAAATCAAAGTCTTTATCAGAAGAATTTAAAGAAAAGGACAAACTTTCTACTATTTCTTCAAGATCTTCAAAAAAACAAAAATCAAAGGCACAATTAGAATCTGAAGATATTTCTTTATCGCAATTAGAATTAATGGCAAATAAGAAAAAGATAGCAAAACCAGTAGACGATATATCTATTGTATCAAAGGGTGTCTCTTCTTTACAGGAAGAAAATAATTATTATAAAAAAAATTCTATTAAGAAAAGTTCAAGTTCAAATAGATCAAGTAGTTCATCTGATGATTCTAAACAAATACGTAAAAAGGAAAAATTAGTTGCAAGAGAAAATCAAAATGATGCAATAAGAAAAGAAAAGAGTGAATATTTATTTAAATTTAACAAATTAAATGTTAAGGGAAAATGGAGTTCTTTACGTCTTGATATGAATTGTACTTTAGATGAAATTAGAAATGAATGTGAAAGAATTAAAAATGAAATTTCTACTGACAGATCTGTTGCATTTTTCAAGAGAATGTTACTTTTAGGAGTTCAAGGTATCGAAATGATGAATACAAAGTTTGATCCATTAGGGGTTGACCTAGATGGATGGAGTGAAGCTATGGGATATTCTATGGAAAATCAAGAATACGATGAAGTTATGGCTGAATTGTATGAAAAATATAAAGGAAAAAGTCAAATGTCAGCAGAACTTCGATTAGTATTTATGATTATTAGTTCTGCTACCATGTTTACTATTTCTAAAAAAATATCAAAATTAGATACTAATAGTATGATGACATCTTTGTTAGGTGGTATTATGAATAAATTACCACAACAACAACCACAACAACAACCACAACAACAACAACAACAAAATTTTTACCAACAACAACAACAACAACAACAACACATGCAACCAAATTTTTACCAACAAGCAAATAACGACAATGTAATATTACCAAATCCTTCCCAGTTAAGAAGAAATAGAAGTGAAACTACAGAAGATCATGGTCCATCAAGGATGAATAATCCAAATAACAATTATATATCTCCAGATGGTATAGATATAGATAACATATTAAAAACAATGAATGAAAGAAAAATGGAAAATGAACAAGAAAATGTCACAGAAACATCAGATGAAATTTTTAAAAGTATTCCAATGAATACGCAAAAAAAAAGAGGAAGACCCAAAAAGGGAAATGCAGTACGAATGTAATTAATATAAAATTTTTAATTAAAAATATAAAATTTTATTTGTATAAAATATATGTTTTCAGAACCAACTAATAAAGATTTGTATAATAGAGTTAAAAAAATGGCTAATACAAAATTTAAATCAAAAAGTGGAATTTATAGATCAAGTTGGATAGTTAAAAAATATAAAAGTTTAGGTGGTAAATACAAGGGGGAAAAATCTAAAACATCAGGATTATCAAGATGGTATAAAGAAAAATGGATTGATTTAAATAGACCTATAAAAAATAAGAGTGGAAAAATAACTGGTTATAAATCTTGCGGTAGAAAAAGCGGTACCTTGAAAGTATCCAAGTACCCATTGTGTAGACCAACAAAAAGAATTAGCCGTAAAACACCAAAAACAATTAAAGAAATTAAGAAAAAAAGTATAATTAAAGCTAAACGAGAAAAATCAAAAGTTAAATTGACGCGTAATATAAAATTTAGTATAGGTTTGTCTAAAAAGTCTCCTAAAAAGTCTCCTAAAAAGTCTCCTAAAAAGTCTCCTAAAAAGTCTCCTAAAAAGTCTCCTAAAAAGTCTCCTAAAAAGTCTCCTA